CAAAAAGATCATGAAGGTAGCTAGACTTGCTGACCATGACGGTGTTGTAAAAGCGTCATGGGGCAATTTAGAATACACCAAAGGCAATGACTACATTGTCAAACACGGTCCTGGCGACTACGGTGTTGTCAAAACAGACATTTTTGCCAAGACCTACGATAAATCAAAAGAAAGAAAATAAAATGACAGCAATCTTGTGGAGCAAGTACCACTGCCCTTATTGCGATCAAGCAAAGGCATTATTAAAACAAAAAGGTATCCCGTTTGAAGAACGCAAAATTGGAGATGGATATACCAAAGAAGAATTGCTAGAAGCAATCCCCTCGGCCAGAACAGTACCACAGATTATTCTCAACGGAGAACTGATTGGTGGATTTACCGAACTCAAAGCAAAATTAACAGAAAGCACATAATGTCAGCACAACTAGCACTAGAACCCAACCAGGTATACACATTCAAAATGAACTCAGGCGAAGAAATGGTCGCCAAAGTAAAACAATCAGGCGGGGACTGGATTATTCTAGAAGAACCTGTAAGCATTGCTCCGGGACCGCAGGGCATGGGACTTGTGCCCAGTTTGTTTACCGCAGATCCCAAGGAAGAAATTCGATTAAATACTAACAGCGTTTCTTTGGTATCCAAGACTGATGACTCAGTTAAAATGAAATATCTAGAAGCAACAACTGGTATCAAAGTACCAGAGAAAAAACTCATACTAGGATAATATGCCAGCAGTTTAGTTGGCATGGTAAAAAAGCACATGCATCTGCAAAAACTACTACAGGTGTAAGCAGTGTCCGAGTTGAAGGACAGCCTATAAGTGTTACAGGCAATGCCGACACCTGCGGTCATACTCGCACTGGTGGCAGCGGCGATGTGAGGGCTGGATAATGGCAGGCTCAGGATTTGGTCAACCAGGCACATACACGCCATTGCAATTGATTGCTGGGGCCGGACTACTACAAAATCAAGGCATCACGGTTCCTACATCATTGACCACGGCAGTGACCTCATACAACTCGTTGCCGTTTGTGCAAGATCTAATGAGCGCAATCTCTCTTGGCCCGGCCTTTGGACTAAATGCTGGAGTTATTGCAAGTTTAAAAACTCTAGGCAACACCACATGTCCTGCACTTGGTGCCAGTATTCCTTCTGCGTATGCAGGAGTTAATCCGTTGATACCCACAACAGAGACCGGCGGCTTTGGTAACCTAGTGATCAACAACGCTGAATTGTATCTTGGTGATGGCCAGGTTGATCGGTTTTGTCAAGCATACCAAATTGTTTCGGGATATCGTAGCACAGTAAACGAACTGATACAAAGTGCAGTCAACGCCACTACCTATCTTGGCCCTACATTTACCACAATGAATGATTTGATCACTGGCCAATTTACCAGTGTGAATCTGGCATTAAAGTGTCTGGGCAGAGATTTTGCACAACTGGGCAATGCAATTGACTTGGCCAACCTAGATGAGTTTGGCACACCAGCGGCTGTGTTACAACAACTCAGCGATGAAGGCCAGATCACAGCAGGTACATTGAGTTGTGTGGCATTGAAGTTAGCAGAGTACGGTCTGACTGAAAGCGACATTGTGTTGTTGTGTACCCCAGATGCCAGTACCAGAACACCATCAACCAATGAATTCAATGCTTTACAGAAAAAAGCATACCAAGCAATGGCTGCGATTGATGCAGATTGCTTGGGTTATGTGCTAGATGTACTTGGGGTGGTAACGCCCAACATCAACACCATGGCTGACTTGTTGGATTTAAAAAAGATTCTTCCCGAAAGTTGGATATCATTAACAGTACCATCGGTAGCAGGAGTGACATTGTTGTTTAATCCTGACGGCTCAGTGAATCCCGAAGTGCAAGCGGCATTGAATGACAGTGTGGCAATTGTACTTCCGGCGGGGTGTGATGAGTTGGCCAAGATAATACCCCCGGATCAAGCAGTAGTAAACAAAGCATTCCAGGCAGCATTACAAAATGTAGGCGGCATTTCCACTACCACCTTGCCACGAGTAGCAACAGCATTGTTAGGATAACATATGGAAACGCTCAAAGGTCTACCACTAGTAGAAGATGTTACAAAACCTGTACCAGACACAGTAACAACCTATTACAAAGATACATTTGCCACGGGAACCAGTGAGTTTGGCACATTTACCATGCAGGATTTTTTGGGATCAGCAACAGGTACTGTCACAAAAAATTCAATACAGAATATAGTGGCCACATTGCGCAACATGAACATTACTGCATTGACTAGTCTGTACAATCAGATGTTGCTCACGGTTCAAGGTGTGTACGATGATCCGTTGAATCCGGGGCAAATTATTATTCCAAGTGGTCCAGCAGCCGGCACATATGGCAGCGGCAACGATGCGTTTACGTCAGGACTGATACCGGCAGCAAACACATTGATAGCAAGTTTGATTTCCACATATCCTTCTGCTACCACATCATTGAACAACAGTACCAACGCCATATGCGAACAATATGTGTATGAATACACCAATCAAACCAAAGCAGGATTGGTATTTGCTGATCTAATATCAGGTAGTCAGCAATCTACCATTAGCTTTATGAATGGGCTGGCATCAGCAGGACTAGACACTCAAATTGGTGGACAGAGCAGTTACCTTTCGTCTGTGGCAGACGCCGCAACACAAGCCGGGCAATCCATTCTTGGATCGCTACGTGAAGGCCGTAATAACACACTGATGGACAAGACATGAGTATCAAACACGATAACATTGTTCCCAGTGTGTGGCCCGAGAACCAGGAAGATTCTGCAGGAATTCCTGCGGCTATAGTAGCATCGGTGGAACCAGCCACACGCGGCTCTGTACGATATCTTAATTCACGTGGGGAAAGCCAGCAAGCAACACTTGTAAACAACACTCTACCACCACAGGCATTGCCACCAGTTGCTATATATCAAGTTCCGGGCAATGCAAATTCTACAGACTATTCATGTGGTAATGAAGCAAGAGAAAAAGTGCTAGATGAACCGGTGCCAGCACCTCCAGTTATTGTGGAAGTCCTGGGATTCTATGCAAATGATGACTCCATGCCCTTGGGTTATGATCCTGCTTTACCAGCAAGCCAGTTGATAGTTAACACTGACTTCTGGGTAAATCTAAGAATACAACCCAGTGTTGGACTAGATGGATTTGATCCCACCATTATCTTTTTATCCAACAACATTGACGGTACTGTTTATCCTAATCCCGCTGGTTACCCGGGCACCTTTGCCGGCGACGGCGCTTCAAATGTCGGCGGCGCAGTTTATAAAGTTCCTAGTTTTTACATAGATCAGGTTGGTCTTGCCACAATGACATTCACTGCAGGTCAGCCAACTATTAACACAACATTTGGTACTGCCACAGGAGCCATACCAATTGTGTCTGTACCCACAGTGGTAGTGGCTGTAGTGGAACAACAAGGATGGTTCCCGGGCACAGCTGATGCAAATGTTGATTCAGTATATGTCGGACAAGAATTACAATTAGCAGTAAATGGTCCCCCATCAACATCATATTCTTATATCCTTCCCTGGTCGACAGGATCCAGTGTTACTGATTCATCTGGCAGGGACGTAATACCTGGCACTGCTCTGCAAGCCGGCACCTGGCCATTCACTGTGATATTCCCTGGAATAGCACCTGTGTCAAAAACGTTTTTGGTACTGGACGGATCTACTGCACCGGATGGTTTCATTCCTGAAATGGGCAATGCCGAGGGCAGTGGCATTGGCGATGCCGGAGACGGCGGAAGTGGTGGTGGCGATGGAGGTGGTGGAGGTGGTGGCGGCGGAGGCGGAGGCGGGGCTATGTAGCTCAAAAATCACTCAAAAATGTGGCTTTTTTGCCACATTTTTTTGGTTGACCAATAAATCCCATTTTGCTATAATACTTGTATAGTAATTAAAAAGGAGTTAGCGATGCGAGCACTTACCACTTTTATTGACAACAAAAACCGTTATGCCGCCCTGTTCCGCGGTCAGCGTACAGAACCCGTGTATGAAATTCAAACCGCCGCAGGCCGTAAACGTGTGGCTGAAATGATTGATTCGGACCTGAGCCCTGAGAATCTTTCTTGCGATGGCGAATTGCCCCGTACAGAAGTAAACAGACGCTATCGTGAACTCACAGCGGCCGCCAAAGACTTGGTCAAACTGGATCCTACAGTGGCTCAATACATGTACGAATTTGGTTGACCAATAAATCCCATTCTGCTATAATACTTGTATAGTAACTAAAAGGAGCCTGAAATGAATGTCAAAGAAATCAACTCTGCTATCATGTTTGGTAATCTCACCAATGACGAACTGTCTACGGTGATTGATGCTGTGAAGTTTGCCCGTGCGCAACTCACCCAACAAAAGAAACGTATTTTTTCAATTGGTGACTCTGTAAAGTTCACCAGCAATCGCAACGGCCTGACCTATGTTGGCACCGTGCGCAAAGTCAAAATTAAATTTGTGCTGGTTAACACACCTGGTGGCCTGTTCAATGTACCAGCCAACATGCTGGAGGCGGCATGACCATCAAGCCGTTTCGCATCTGGCTTGCTGATGTATGGCGAGACAATTGCGAAGAAAACGACGGATGGGGACAGCCTAGAATGACCATGCCAGAATATTTTGCAAAGTACAAGTGGTGGCTCAAGCGTGAGTACCAGTATCAAAAAGGAGTTAGACGTGGGTCTTGATATGTATGCATATGTGGCCGCCCGTGCAGGCCAGCAACGCGAGTTCTACGACGGTTGCGAGCTCAAGGACGGTGAGTACACCAATACCAAAGTAACTCAACCACGTGAAATCGCTTACTGGCGTAAGCATCCTAACCTACATGGCTGGATGGAGCAACTTTGGAACAAGCGCAATGATGGCAACCAGGATGGTAGCAACTTTAATGGAATTGAGCTAGAACTCACTTATGAGGATCTCGAAATACTAGAGCTTGATGTTATTGCTGGTTCCTTGCCAGGCACCTCAGGATTCTTTTTTGGCAACGACGCAGACGATCACTACCGTAAAGAAGATCTTGAATTCATCAAGAATGCCCGAGCCGAGTTGTTCATGGGACTTAAAGTGTTTTATAATAGTTCATGGTAACCAAGTAAATATATGAATGAAACAAACTTCTCTGACCCAAGGTTCTCGGGTATAATGGCAGCAGGTTGGATCCGCGATCTCGAAAGCTCAGACAGCCGCATACATAAAGAAAAAACTATTGAAAAGGCCCTGATGGCATCCAAGTTAGGCTCAGCTGACGCACAGGCTTTCTTGTTCAACTGCTATCAAGCCTACAATCCTTTCTATGTGTTTGGCGTTCGGCAAGTGCCAGAAACTCAAGGGTTAACTGGACAGCCAAACCACTGGCCTGGATTTTGGGCCTTGCTAGAAAGCCTGCGTACTCGTAGCATCACTGGTAATCGTGCAAGAGAAGCAATTGAAACTTGCAGTCAGATGTTTGACTCAGACGAGTGGAACAACTTGGCTCGTCGAGTGCTGATCAAGGACTTGAGATGCGGTATCTCAGAAAAAACACTTAACAAGGTGCTGGGCAAAACTGAATGGAAGATTCCCGTGTTCAGTTGCCAACTGGCACAGGACTCCACAGACCAACCTAAAAAGCTAAAAGGTATCAAACGCCTGGAAGTCAAACTGGATGGTGTACGTGTGTTGGCAGTTGTGAATGGATCTGCTTGTACATTGTACAGCCGTAATGGCAAAGAGTTTGAGAACTTCCCACAGATTGCAGACTTTATCGAAGAACATCGCAAAGCATTCCAGCGTGATTCTGCCTTTGGCGGACAGTTTGTGTTGGATGGTGAGATTGTGGGCAAGAATTTCCAAGACTTGATGAAACAAGCACAACGCAAACGAGATGCCAAAACCACAAACATGGTATATCATGTGTTTGATATTCTTCCACTAACGGAGTTCCGCGATGGCTTCTGTAATCTACAGCAACACAAACGCATTGATCTCTTAAAACGTGCTCAAGCAATGTTACCAGAAAATGGGTGTGTGCGTGTGATGCCTGGTATGGATGTGGACTTGGACACAGCAGAAGGACATGATGTCATGCGCCGTTTTGCCGAAGCTTCAGTAGAAGAAGGCTACGAAGGCATCATGATCAAGAGCATGGATGCACCTTATGAGTGCAAACGTTCAGACTTTTGGATGAAATGGAAACCCACAATCACAGTGGATTTGAACATTGTGGGATTTGAAGAAGGTACTGGTCGCAATCTA